CGAATTTATAAAAACCATGGAAAAACATGATCTTTCAAAGTTTTATAATTATGGATCTGTGAAATTTGATGATGTCAATAAAATTTTCATGGACAATAAAGGTGGAGCTAGATTGTTACTCCCAAGGCCAGTAATACATGCAGGATATGGGTTAGCAGACTTCTCTGAAATTCTCTCTGAGATGTATTTATGTATGTTGTTTAACAAGAATCAGGATGACCCCACTCATGCCAGCTTTCAGATATTGTCAAAAATGCTTGAAGGAGAAGAATCTATGAGACAAATGAAAGCCCATAATGCTCATTTGGGATATAAATCGGACATTTCTGATGAAAGGTGGGCTTCTGATGTCATAATGAAGCCACATGCTCATAAGTTTTCACGAAGGGCATTGGAAATTGGATCAAAGTTGAATAGAGAATTGGTGGGGGATAGATTGGCGTCAGATGTTAAGGTAGCTGCCAGTAAACCATCAATGGACAAGACCATAGATGAGTTTGCAACATACAAATCAAGCTCAGTCATTGATAATTTGGAATTCAAGCCCAATGAGACAAAACAAAACAAAAGAAGGAAATGTGTTGAGAATGCTATGGATTTGATCAAGGAGGGTCACTTAAAATCATCTGATGTTGCCAAAAATTATCTGGATGAGCCAGTGGAATTTCAAATATTTAAGAAAAATCAAATAGGAGGTGTCCGTGAGATCTTAATTCTCACACTGAAGAGCAGAATAAAGATTAACATAATAGAAACATTGTCAAGGAATATCTGTCAATTTGATAAAAGAGAAACCCTGACCCATGGTGATAAGAAAAATGAAATCATAAGGGAACTACTGTTTGAAGCTAGAAAAAAAGAAGGCAGACGAATGTCATTATTCTTTAGTTTTGACAAAAGCAGATGGGGCCCATCCTTTGTCCCAATTCAGTTCATTTATCTGTTCACTCCGTTCAAGAAAGAGCTAGGAAACATGTTTTATTACTTAGTGAGCCAGCTCATATTGCATCAGAACAAGAAGTGTCTCCTACCCGATAGACTTATAAGAGCATGGGCATTAGATGAAGAAAACAATTTCCAACACAGAAAGGATAAGAACCTTCAAAATCTAAAACTCAAATTCATCAAGGATAAACTGTTGTACTTTGTCAATGAATCTAATATGGGCCAAGGGATATTACATTACACATCATCCTTGCTGCACGCATGTATGATTTCATTCAGAGATGAGTTGTACAAGATGAAATGTGAGCAATTAGGGTTCGATCATGATGATCATTCTGATTTGTTTTCATCTGATGATTCATTTACAATAATGTCAATTGAAATTTACAAGATGACCACGCTTCTGAAGAAAATAGATGTGTTCATGAGATGTCAAGAGGTTTCAGAGAGGTTGTTTAACTGCTGGACTTCTAAATCAAAGTCCAGTATAAATCCACTTATTGGTGAGTTCAATTCGCTATTTATGTCAAATTTGACTTTTTACCCAACATTGATCAAATTTGCAGTGGCG